AATGCTGTTTGGGTTGATGGGTACAGGGTGTACAACGAAGATAAAGAGGACTCAACAGGTAATACTACAGAGGCGCTACTATCAGCCAACCAAAATACTGTATCTGACCTAGGGAGTCAGGTTGGCTCTCTTGCATTCAGCTTTGACCCTAGTGATTGGGTTGGTTTTAGCTCTACTAGCAAAAAACTTGTATACAGAGATGGGTCAGGGTCGCTTTTTAACCTTGAATATGACAGGTTCTATGAGCGCTTTGAATTTTCCTATAGGGGAGGCTTTGGTAGCTCTGTTGCTGTTGCCTCGACTATAATTTACACATCGGACAGTGACTTTGATAACCCTCATCTTGTGCAAGTTTCGTGGAATTATTTAGCTGGTGTTACACTTAGGGTTCACAACGGTGCGAGCAGTGAGTCAACGCAATCAACCACCGGAACAACAAACAGTTATACGAAAAAAGCGTCTTCATTTGTTGGCTCAAGCACAGATACCACAAGTTTTAAAAGTTTAATTGTTAGAAATATAGCAGTAAGTCAGAATTATTTAGACGCAGAATACGACAACCAAAGCGACCCTGTTAATTGGGGTACATCTAGTGCTTGGGCTAGTGGTGGTGGTGGTGGAATATCAATAACAGAGCAGTTAAAAAATACTGCTTATTCAGTTAATAATCCAGCAATAAGTTTTACTGGTACTGTTTCAGTAAGCGAACAACTAGTTGCAAGCACATACACTGCTTTAAACCCTAGCATTGATTTAACGGGCGGCATTCTAGTAACTGAAAACCTAGTAAACTCTAACTATTCAACACTAGACCCATCTATAGATTTAGTTGGTGTAATTGCAATACAAGAGCAGTTAAAAAACTCTACTTACTCTCCGAACAATCCAATAGTAGACCTAACAAGCTCAGTAAGCATTACTGAAAACTTAGTTAACACGAGCTACACAAGTAACAATCCTACAATAAGCTTTGTTACTTATACCTCTATTGATGAGCAATTAGTAGAAAACCAGTACAACACTAATAACCCATCTATATTGTTAACGCCAGAGCCACTAGGAATAGTTTCAACGGTTTGCTTTGATGGGGTTATGATTGATTTATCTTATAATGGAAAACAAAGTGAGTTAGTGTTTAATGGAAATAACAATATTATTGCTTTTGATGGTAATGTGAACGAATTAGAATTTAATGGTATAATACAAACAACATGCGCCTCTGGTAGCATAAAAACAAATTGTTAGGAGAATAAAAATGGCAGCAGGCGATTCAAAACTAGCTCAAGAATACCCGTTACAAGCAGGTAAGGGCGAATACAACAACTCATCAGATACATTTAGAATCTTCTTTTGTTCTGATACTTACGCGGCAATAGACGCAACACAAGCACCATTCAATCTAAGTGATGTAACTCAGGTAGGCGGTGGTAACTTTCCTATTACTGGCATAGTGTTATCAAGTGTAACATGGGCACGCAGTGGTGCGGTATCTACTTTAGATTATGCTGATTTAACAACTATTGCTAAAAGCGCATCTAACCCGGCAACAATACGAACGGCGGTAATTGTAAATGACACCTCGACAAGTGATGACATTTACAAGGTTGTTGATTTAACAAGTGATGGCTCAACAGCTATTGATGTGGTTAACAATGATTTTGATTACACTGTTAACGCTTCTGGTAGTATAACTGGTACGGTGGCTTAATATGTCATGTTCAAATAATCTAACTAACAACTCAGGGCAGACATTCAAAACTAGAATTACTGAATGCTCAGACTCAACAGCAACTATTGACGCATCAAACTTTAGTGAGGCGTTATATAGAATATTTGCAGCAGATTGCACAACCGTACTAGTAACAGCAAGCTTGACAGGCGGCGAGATAGCTGTAGAAGCTGATACTGATGAAGAAGGTAATGCTATCAATGTATTTAGAACTACATTAACTAAGATTATGATGGCTGATACTATCGTGCCTGCTAGTCAATACACTCATTCATTTAAGGTTACTAATAGTGCAGGTTTAGAATTGCCTCCAGTATTTCAAAACACTGTAACTATAGTAAGAGCGTGTGACTAATGGCAAAACACGCAGGCGGCAGGCCAACAAAAATGACACCTGAAACAATCCAGAAACTTGAAACAGCTTTTATTGCTGGGTGTACTGATTTAGAGGCTTGCTGTTATGCTGATGTTAGCAAGTCAACTCTATATGACTACTGTCAAGATAACCCTCAGTTTTCGGAGCGAAAAGAGACACTTAAAAATCAACCTGTTATGCAGGCTAGGTTTATAGTACAAGAGGCGCTTACTACTGGGGATTTACCAACAGCCAATAAAGTCATTGATAGAATAACAACTCAGAAGATAGACCAGAGCAACACTAACGTTGAATTAACGCATGAGCAGTGGCTAGAGACACTTGAGTAAGCTACAAATGTTAAAAGATGATTTCGACTTCTACTCTCGCAATTGTTTGAAAATTAGAACAAAGGATAAGGGGTTACAGCCTTTCTTAATGAATGAGGCTCAACGCTTTATACATAACAAGTTAGAGCAGCAAATAAAAGACACTGGCAAAGTTAGGGCTATACTATTAAAAGGTAGGCAGCAAGGGGCTAGTACATATGTAGGTGGTAGGTTCATACATAAGACCACGCATAATAAAGGTGTACGGGCGTTTATATTAACGCATGATGGTGAGTCAACTAATGCTTTGTTTGAAATGACAGAGCGTTATCATGAGAATTTACCTAAATATATAAAGCCGAGTACATCAGCGGCAAACGCTAAAGAGTTGCATTTTGGTGTATTAGATTCAGGTTATAAGATAGGCACAGCAGGAAATAAAGCAGTAGGGCGTGGACAAACTATTCAATACTTTCATGGTAGCGAGGTAGCATTTTGGTTAAACGCAAGCGAACACACAAAAGGAATAATGCAAGCCGTACCAGATGCCGATGGCACAGAAGTAATATGGGAAAGCACAGCTAACGGTGTGGGTAACTTCTTTCACGAGCAATGGAAGTTAGCAGAGAAAGGATTAAGTGAATTTATACCTATTTTTGTTCCTTGGTTCTGGCAGTCAGAGTATAAAAAGACTTTACCTGATGATATAAGTTTTACTGATGAGGAAATGGTCCTGCTAAATCAGTACAGCTTAACTAAAGAGCAATTGTACTGGCGAAGAATCAAAGTAGCTGAATTAACAACTGATGGCGTAGACGGCTCGAAGGCATTTAAACAAGAGTACCCAATGAACGCAGCAGAAGCGTTTCAAGTGTCAGGCGGTGATGGGTTAATACAATCAGATGCTTGTTTGGTAGCTAGAAAGAACGATGTAAAAGGTAGTGGCCCGTTAGTTGTTGGTGTTGATCCAAGCCGGGGCGGTGATAGATTCGCCACTATAAAAAGACAGTCGCGTAAAATGTATGATATGAAATCTTACAAAGGCGAAGAGTGTAACAAGTTAGGTAAGAATGTAGCTATCTGTATTGAGCTGCTAGACACAGTAGACAAAGAAGCAGGCAAAGTGCCTGATATGATGTTTATTGATGCTGGTGGCGGTGCTGACATCGTGGATAGATTGCATGAGTTAGGTTATAAAAAAAGAGTTAAGGCCGTTTACTTTGGCTCAACTCCTTTAAAGCCTAAGAAGTACAAGAATAAAAGAAATGAAATGTGGGGCGAGATGGCTGATTGGCTAGTTGATGAGTCTCTACCAGTACAGATACCAGATGATGATGAAATGCAGGCTGATTTGTGCGCCTCACCTTATGAAAGAGATAGTAACGACCGTAGAGTATTATGGTCTAAAGATAAGATTAAATCCAAGTACGGGTTTAGTCCTGATTACGGCGATGCTGGCGCGTTAACATTCACGGAGCCAGTAGGTAAAACTAAAGTAAAATTAACATTCGATTCAATTTGTTAAGGCGTTAAAATGGCAATAGATATAGATTTCAGCAAACATAGTAACGTCTTAGTGATGATATCAGAGGCACAAGACGCAACCACAGACTCAAGGCAGGCTACAAGGGATGCTAAGTTATTCCTTAATAAGCGTGATGGTCAATGGGACCCTTACGCTTGGGATAAGATGGAAGGGCGTTTTCGTGGTACGTTTGATATGTGTACGCCTATTGTAGATCAAATCAGCGGAGAGATTGAGCAATCAGACTTTAGTTTAAATGTTTCCCCTAGTGGTGGCGATTCCTCTATTGATACAGCTAAGACTTATGATGGGCTTATTCGCAACATTAGAAATATATCTAACGCAGACGCAGTATTTAACGATGCCTCACGCTCTAATGTGATAGGCGGCTTTGATGCTGTTGAAGTTGTTCAGGAGTTTATTGACGGTGATTCGTTCGATCAAGATCTGATTATTAAGCGAGTTCCTAACGCTGTTGATTCAGTATGGTTTGACTTGGGTGCTGTTAA